AATTTGCCTGAGGAGTACGTCTAATGTTCGAGTTCACCGAATCTATCGTTAACGGCAACGGCGTACATACGTCGTTACTCCGAGAATCACAAGAGCTATTCGACCGGCTCGTCGATCCGATGGACGCCTACCGCGACCCGATGAGCGGCGAGTTGTGGCTGCCTATCGGCGGGAACGCAGGCAATCAAAAGAACCGCCCGCCGCTGGACCGGGCAGGCTTCCGCGATGAAATCGAGCTGGAGACGGCCCGCAACTATTGCCGTGTACTGGCCGAGAAAAACGAGTACGTGATTGCCGCGATCGAGAACCGGATCAGCTACGTGGTTGGCGAAGGGCATACGTACAGCTTCGTCGCCAAGAAGGGGATCAAGCCAGAGCCGAGCCGGAAGGCGCAGGCGCAGTATTATCTCGACGACTGGCTGTACTCGAACATCTGGCCACAACGGCAATCGGAGAGCGTCAGGCGTCGCGACCGGGACGGGGAATCGATCTATCGTTACTTCGTCGGCCCAGATGGAATGCTCCGCGTGCGTTTTGTCGAGCCGTGGCAAATGAATCCGCCGGCCGGCAATGACCCGCAAGATTCGTTCGGGGTGCGAACGGACAAGGAAGACGTGGAGGACATCGAAGGATACTGGATAGACGGCGAGCTTATTGACGCGGAAGATATCCAGCACCGCAAGGCGAATGTGGATCTGAACGTTCGCCGCGGCATGATGACGTTCTGGCCTTTGCGACGGTTGCTCTCACAGATAGACGAGCTTGGTGTGTACCTTGCGCACCTAGCCAAGGTCCGGGCAGCGTATGCCGTTATCCGTCGTCTAAAGGGTGCGACAGCGGCCGGCGCTTCGAGCTTTGCCACGTCAAAGTCAACGTACACGGCAACCGACTTTCGCGGCGAATCGCGGCGGTTCGAGAAGTTGCAACCCGGTCAGGTCCGTACCGTCAACGACAACCTGGAATACGAGTTTCCGGCGTCCAATATCGCCGCGGCGGATTATGAGATCGCAGTTAACCTGCTGTTGCGTGCCGTCGCCTCGCGGCTGGCAATGCCGATCTGGATGCTGACTTCCAACGTGGCTGACATGGCAGCTTACACAGCGTCCTTGGTCGCCGAGTCGCATAGCGTGCGGATGTTCCAACGGCTTCAAGCCGAGCAGAAGGAAGCCGACTTGCGGGTCATCTGGAAAGCGATCGATACGGCTGTCGAGGCTGGTAAGTTGCCGGAAGGAATAGACGAGCAGTTTGATATCGAGGTAGGCAAACCGCAGGTCGAAATCAGGGATACGCTCAAGGACGCCCAGGTTGCACAAGTGCTGGTCGGAATGCAGGTCATGTCGCCGCAAACCGTAGCGTCGAATAACAACTTGGATTACGAGCAGGAGCAGGCGAACATCGAAGAGCACCAGCAGGCATACGGCGGTGGGCTGGCCAGTCCGGTGGATTTGTTAGGACAGCAGCCGCAAATGGAGGGTGAGGATGGCCGCCCTTTTGACTTGCTCGAATGCGGAGGAAAAGGTGGCAAACCTGGGCCGTGTCCAACCGGCCGCAACAAAGGCGGAACTGCGGAACTTAGCCCGTCCGGCGTAGAGGAAGTTGATGTAGGCAAACTTACTGTCAAGAGCTTCCGCAATCCATCGACGAATCAGGTCAAGCGGATGATCTCCAAGGGTCATGTGCGTGCCCTGATTAGCCCGGAGGGTGACATTGTTGCATGGCCGGCGTCACAGGCAACACACGATCAGATGGCCGATGCTCTCGGATTCGAGGTTGGCAAGCAAGCCCCGCGGTTCTACTTCGGCGAACTTGACGACCCGGACGAATCAATGCGCAAGATGAAGAAGTACCAGAAGAAGATCCTTGACGGCGGGACATTCGAGGGATTGGTAATTCCAGAGTCGGATATGTGGATCATGGAGGGTGAGTATCGCGTCCCTTTCGACTCGTTGATTGAATGCGGAGGGAAGGGTGGTAAGCCTGGGCCATGCCCGACAGGCCGCAAGGAGCGTCCCAAAATAGGCCGCACGAAAGGCAAGAAGCAGCCAGCACCAACACCGAAAAAAGACAGCATCAAAAGCGCACGAGCAAAAGCGTCTTACAATCCAGCGAGTAAAGCCAAGCAAGATGCGAGTGAAGATTGGGAAGTCAAAGCCGCTAAGGAACTGGGGCTCGTCAAGAGCGGTGACAATCTCCCTATGGACCTGACGAGTAAGGACGGCAAGACGGTAATTGAATGGAAGGTAGTTCATGACGCCAAGGAAAGCCGCGTCAACATGCGTCCCGATTCACGGCAGCGAAAGGAACAACAAATAAGCGCCAAGAAGCAAACGGCCTACACGGTTATCGTTGACAACCGCGATAAGTTTGAAGGTGGCGCGCACAAAAGTAAGTTTAGCGGGCACAACATCTACTTCAAAAAAGGCGTCGGTGCTTTTGCTTTCAACACGATGGACAAAGCATCGAGTCTCGGAGATTTGAAAAAGAGGATCGGCTTATGACGATGGCGCTGTCGATTGAAGGTCGCGCGGTTGGCGACGTTGCCACCAATACCGGATGGCGCGACTTCGGCGAATGGGTTGCCGAGCTGGAAGGCGCCGACGATTTGCGCCACCTCACCGAATACGGCTGGTACGAAGGAGACTTGCAATTGATCGAGGATCAGTTGGCAGAGTCGCTCGAATCCGCTGAGCCGACACCCGATCAAAAGTCGGTGGGCGACGGCATATTGACATTCGTACAGGATAGAGAACCGTCTGCCACAGTGATTGTGGTTTCCGATGGAATAGGTGAGGGAGATGCCAGCGAATCCAATTAGCCGCCGCCTCGCCTCGCGCCTGCACGTCTCGCAGATCGAGACCCTGCGCCGGGCCAACGGCGTGACCAACGCGATCGACCGCACGACAAACGCCGCTGTCAGCAAGATCATGGCCGCCGTGTCAGATTCGGCTACCGGCCCGCTGGGCTTGCCGCTAGGGCCGATCCGTAGAGCTATTGAACCGTTATGGCGGGAGATAGCCCAGACGATCCTGGAGCAACTGAGGGCGATGGCGGAGTACGCCAACAAGCAATCGGTCAAGGTGCTCTTGGATACCGTGCCGCGTAAGTGGTGGCGATTGAGGATACCGACGCTACCTATTGCCGAGTCTCAAATTGCTGTATTAGAAGCGCGGCGGCGAGCTGGGCTTTTTGGATCAGACAGGTTTTGGTCACTAGACGAAATCTTTGAGGCCGTTGTCCCCGACCCCCTCGGAGGCCAGATACCGCCAGTGCCGCCAATCGTCCTTGGCACTCCCGCGCCTGGCGACGACCCATTCCGCTTCGGTAGGCAGCGTATCGTTCTTGGTCCCGGCGTCACAGCGGACATCGAAGACGAGCCGGTACGCCGCGGCGGGCTATCGAAAGCCGAGTTTGACAAGCTGATGAAAGAGTTGATTTTTCCGCCACCTTCAAGGGAGCGGATTGACGGCTGGGTATTCTCCACGGACTGGGCGCAACGGCTAACGAGTCTTTCACGGCAGATTGCCGACCCGCAACGGTTGGCGACTGAGATAGCCGTGGGATATGCACAAGGCGAAAACATCGCACAACTTACAAAGCGTGTCAGGGATACCGCTGGCGTTGCGTCTGCATCTGCCAAGCGGATTGCCCGGACTGAGGCTATGCGTGTTGCTGGAAATGCCCAGAACGAATCGTTCACCGCTCTAGGTCCTTTGCAAATCGGCCTACAGCACAATGCACAAATTGACCAGAACAGCCGCCCTGAGCACGCGGCCTTGAACGGCAAGATTTATTACAACGATCCAGAGCCGGGACAGTCGAGCGTCAACGAAATGGTGATCGAGCCGGGACAAGCGAGATTGCCGAATTGTCGCTGCTGGTCGTCGCCAGTCTTGCGCGAGCCCGAAGAGGTACGCAACGACCCAGCCGTCCGTGCCGAGTTTGAAAATGCTTCTGGCGCCGAGATTCCAGACCCGACGGCCTACGACCGTTGGTTTGCCCAGGCTGACGTTCCGACCCGCAAAGAGGCAGTCGGGCCGAATCGGTACGGGTTAGCGAAGGAAGTCTTGGGCCGCGAGCCGGATTGGGTGGACCTGATCGACAAGGACGGCTCGCTCTTGAGCCTCAAGCAGATTGAGACTACTCCGCAGGATGAGAGGTTTCAGCGGCGTGCGGAAGTGTACGCGATGTTCCGCAGGCGAGAGGATTTGTTTCGACAGGTGAGTCAACGAGGGTTTGTGTTTTCGAGGTGATAAAATGACCCAAGATCAAGCGATTAAGTATCTCGCGTGTTTGGTAGCCGACTTAGCCCGACTAGCAAAAGGCGAAGTACCGAAGAAGACGCCGCGGCTAACGCCGACTCAGTGGTGTGACGTTATCAAGAAAGACGCCCTGAATATCTACAAGGAGTTTGGCGGCGAGTTCACCATCGACCAAGAGTCGCTGTAACGCAATGGCGACAAGGGTTTGTATTCAGCCGATGACCGAACTTGAAATAACGACGAAGTTTCTCAGTCAGATCGGCATCCCGTACCAGACGGATAATCCAGAGCACGTCGGAGCAACACGTATCCGTGCCGAGTTCAGTGATCAGCATTACGTCGTCTTTTACTTCGACAAGTACGAGGCACTTCAAGACACGGACGTAATTTAGAAATAGCAATGGCAACCGTGAGCGATCCACCGCACGAAAACAGCCGCAGGCGATTGGGCCAAAGTACTTCATGCTGTCATTGGTGCAAGAAGCCTTTGAGGGCAGGCAGCTCTCTGGTTTCGGTCACCTATTACTACTGCCCGTATTGCCGAAAGCTACAGCCAAAGCCGGTCAAAGTCTCGCGTCCCCAATGAGCGTACATTTATAAGGTTTGTAAACCGTCGCTTTCAATCTTACGCCAATGCTTCCTAATCTTGAAGCATGGCCAAGACGCGCCACCTCACCGAGTACGCCGACAATCGCGGCGTTGCCTTGCGCGTGGACCGCGAAGCCAACGTAATCAAAGGCGTCAAGGTACTCGGCCTCGATAGCAAGAACGGCCGCAGTTACACGCGCGAGGCCGTATCGCAAGCCGCCGCGCTCTATGAGGGCAAGACCGTCAACGTCGATCATCCGCCGCGCGGCAAGGGCAACGAAGCCCGCTCGTATGCCTCGCGTATCGGCCACCTCGAAGGAATCGAAGTCAAGGCCGATGGGCTGTACGGAGATTTGCACTACAACCCGAAACATTCTCTGGCCGAGCAGTTGGCCTATGACGCGGAAAACGCGCCGCAACGCGTTGGCATGTCGCACAACGTCGAAGGCAAGACATCGACCAAGAACGGCAAGCTCGTGGTGGAGGCGATTACTGCGGTGGCGTCGGTCGATGTAGTCGCCGACCCGGCAACGACCAATTCTCTTTACGAAGCTGAGGGCGATATGCCTGATACGACAACGACCGAGCCGTCCGGCAGTGGTGATATGACGTGGGACAACTTTGTTTCTGCGTCTCGGAAGATTTACGACAGCGATGCCGATGCCGGCTCAAAGGGGCGGATGATCGGAAAACTTATGGCGGAGCTTTTGAAAATGGGCGACAAACTTGACCAATTGATGAACGGCGGCTCCTCATCTTCTTCGCCCAGCGCGCCAAAAGGTGACAGCGACAAACCGGCCGACGATGCCCCGAAGACCGAGGCATTGGAAATCAAGGTCAAGCATCTTGAGGAGCAGTTGGCCGCACGCGATAAGCGGGATGCCGTGGCCAAGATGATCACCGAGGCCAAGCTACCGGAACGCCTGGTCACGGACGTGCTCACCACGTCGCTCTTGGAAGCCAAGGACGAATCGGCCCAGAAGAAAATACTCGAAGAGCGCAAGACGCTGGCCAAGGAAATCGCCGGCAAGCCGCGTTGTGTCGATCAGCACGGTCGCAGCGATTCGCGGCAAGTCACCGAGGCGGTAGTTCGCAAGTCGCTTTTGGAAGCCATCGGATAAATCGGGACCATTGTGACAATAGTTTTTATCGGAGATTGAATCATGTCGCGTCTGGTACACGTTCCCGAGCTGGCCAAGCTGATGCACCTTCAGTACGGCTTCTTCGATGACTTTCAAGGATTCCTCACCGCATCGTCAACCGACAAGTACACCGTCGTTACGGCGGTTGACGGTACTGTGTTACAGATCGATTCCCGGCAAGGCGGCGTCGCGATCAAGTCCGCCGCGGCGTCGGCGGCCGGCGATGAGGATTGCTACCTGGTACGCGAGGCCGAGACGTTTTTGGTTGTCGCCAGCAAGCCGCTGGCGTTCGGGTCCTTGGTGCAGGCCACCGAAGACGACGTGAATCAGAACAACCTGATCGTCGGCTTGACAGATGCCGCGGCCGCCGACTTGCTCGTTAGTGCCGGTGCAGGCCCGAAAACGTCGGGTTCAACGCTGGCCTTCTACAAAGTCGATGGCGGTCTGAACTGGTGGGTGCACGCCTCGCTCTCGACCACGCAGACGAAGGTGGAACTGACCGCGGCCAATTCGCTCGACAAGACCGCCCATGTCGGTAGCGGAACGGCCAAGCAGCTCTTGCAAATCGAAGCAATCCCCAAGAACAGCACGCAAGCCGACATCATCTATTACATCGACGGCGTGGCGGTCTACAAGATTACGGATTTTGTCTATACGAGCATGACCGACATGCAAGCGGTCGTCGGCTGCAAGGACGGCGATGCCGGCGACGAAACGACGATCAACTGCTACGGCCTGTACTGCTACCAGCTTCGTTAAGCAGCGGAATCACGAGAGACCTTTGGAGCCTTGGAGCTATCGAAATGAAATCGGCAATTGCACTGGCCCGTGATATTCGCAGGCTGACCGAAGCGCACGGCGACAACGCCGTTGTAGAAGGACTCGCCAGCGACCTATCGGCGAAGAAGATCAAGCCGGAGGATTTTTCCATCCGTGCTCTGTTCGAGGAGCTGGTGGAAGACGGCCGCGAGCTAGTCCGCATGATGGGGCCGCAGAAATCAGGCGGTTTTTCGATTATGGAAGCCGGCGACGCCGTGAGTACGGGGCACTTCGCCAACATCACCGGGCAGATCGTATACTCGAAGGTTCTTGACCGTTACATGGCGGAAGACTTCGTATTCACGAAGAACATCCAGACGATCCCCACCGAGTTCAACGGCGAGAAGATTCCCGGCGTGGCTGACATCGGCGACCAGGCCCAGATCGTCGAAGAAGGGCAGCCGTACCCGCTGGCGGGCGTGACGGAAGATTGGATCGAGACGCCTTCCACCAAGAAGCGCGGCATGATCGTTCCGGTCACGCGCGAAGCGATTTTCTTCGATCGTACTGGATTGGTTCTGCAACGCGCGGGGGCCGTTGGCGAATCGCTGGGCCTCAACAAGGAGAAGCGGGCGATCGACTGTGTAATCGACGAGAACACCACGGCCCACCGTTACAAGTGGCGCGGTACTGTCTACGCGACCTACCAGACTTCGACACCGTGGGATAACGTGACGGCGAGCGCGGCACTAGTCGATTGGACAGATATCGGAGAAGCCGAATTGACGTTAGCCGGCTTGCTGGACCCGAACACGGGCGAGCCGATCATCATCATGGCGACTACGCTGATCGTCCCGCCTTCGTTACGTGCGACGGCCTGGCGGGCGTTGAACACGAACAACATCCTGCAAGCCTCCGGTGGCTTTGCTACGTCAACGGTTCAGCACGCGGAGTCACCTTCCCCGATCGGCAAGCATGAATTTTCGGCCGGTACGTACAAGGTCATTACCTCGCGGCTGATGGACTCGCGGACGGCGACCGATACCGGCTGGTATCTCGGTGACATGAGCGCGTTTGGCTACATGCAGAACTGGCCGTTGACCGTTACTCAGGCCCCAAACAACAGCGAGCCGGAGTTCACACAAGATATCGTGGTTCGCTACAAGGCTGACGAGCGCGGCGCGTTCGCGGTCTTGGAGCCGCGCAAGTTCACCAAATGCACCGTAGCGTAATGGGAAAGACAATGGCGAAGACCGAAGCGAGCGGAACGGCTGTTATGGAAGAACCGGAACTGCCGGTTGCCGGGCCGGGTGAGAAGGTATTCGCCGTGCGCTATCCGAAGGATGCACCGCCGGTTAACGTTGCCGCGGTCAATGCGGCCGAAGCGTGGTCTGCGTTTTGCGATAAGAACAAGACATGGCCGTCGCCGAAGTTGGGCACGGTCACCGAGGTCAAGTAGAAATCGTTTGTCGCTCCGTTCGTGCGGGCCGGGTCGTTAGTTCGGCTCGGCCTTTTTTATCAAATGAACAATGTCAGCAGCCGCCCCGTTCGAGTTTTGGGTCAACAAGAAAGGGACGGCGACGCTACTTGCTTACGTCGAAGGGAACTCCGGGACGCCGATTACACAAGCGTCAATTACATCGATCAGCTACACGATCAGTCAGGTTGACGAGAACGAGCCGGACGACGATGCGACAACAGTAACCGGTCATATCGATGCGGCGATCACGGTAGCCAGTGCTGTCTTTGATACGGAGCAAAAGACGGACGTAAGGTGGGACCCGGCAGACCACGACGGCAAGGGGTTCAACTTTGAGTATACGCCAGTAATTTCCACGAATCAGGCGTTCAACAATCGCGGTGTTAGGTATCGCATTCGGGTGAAGTTTACGCCGGTTACTGGGCAAGTATTCTGGGCTGAGTATTTAGCATCGGCGCGATAATTGACCAAACATGCCAACAACCGCAGAAAACCTGCAAACGGCGTATGACAATTACGCAACTATCCTCGCGGATATCAGCGAGTCGCCGAAGCCGACCTACTCACTAGACGGGCAGAGTTTCAGTTGGACGGAGTATCAAAGGTTTTTGCTGGAGCAGATGGCGGCGATTCGCATGGAGCAAAACCTAACTGACCACGCCGAAGAGATTAGCGAGTTCTTTTAACAATTATGACCGTCGTTGCCGACATTGCGAACGATTTTGTTGACCATGTAGACAACCTGGAGCTGATCACGCTCCGCCGGCCGGGCTCGTCTACGGTCACGCCTATACCGGAAGCCTTAAGGCGTGCCGTGAGCACACGCGAAGC